CGCTTCAAATACTTGATTGAAGATATATTCCGTAAGCTCTTTATATTCGCCTCTACGAATAAGCGCTTCCCCTTTCATTACTTCTCCCCACTCATCCTTATACTTCTTAAGGCTCTCCATTTCATCCGAAGAATACACAGGTTCTTCCGGTGTTGTTTCTTCCTTCACAGATGCTTGAGGTGTGTTCGTCGATTTCAATTTTGCTAATTCATCCTCAAGCAATTGAATCCGTCTTGCTACCGGATCATCCTCGACCCTCTTCTCAGAAGTTTTAGTATCAGACTTACTTTCGGTGTTTTCACCAGTTTCACTACCTTGAGCAGGCTGCTCGCCTTGAGTATTCTCATCTTCACTTCCTCCAGAATTGTCCTCTACATCCCCGACTTCTCCACTTCCCTCTTCGCTTGCCTCGCTGCCTTCCTGAGATTCTCCAGTGTCCACCGAGTCTCCTGAACCAGCCGTTCCTTGTTCTTCTTCCGGTACTTGCCCCTTAACGAAGCTATCAAACGCACTATCAAATGGATCAGCTCCATCTGCCACACCTCCAGTATTCAAATCATCTTCGTTCATCATTCATCCTTTATTTTTAGTCTCATTTCTATTCTTAACGGCAATCTGAGAAGCTCTGTGTGCCATTTCTGAATCAGAGCAAACTCAGCACCTCTTGAAAACAACGTATTGCTATGCGAGTCCGCCCCCTGGGACAGCTCCTTGAGCACCCTCTCCGCTTCCAACGACATCTTCTTGGCCAGCAACTGCGCCAGCTCCGATTGCTGCGGGTCTTTCATTAGTATCTGCAGTCGCCTGTTGACCTCCTGCAGCTCCTCCTGTATTCCCTTGTCCATCACCACCTCCTTTTCCTGTTAATTCTGCAGCATTTATTCCTTGCTCCATTGCATTCAACACCACCTCTACCGACTGTGCTTCCGCCGCAGCCATGTTCTTGTTAGCCAACGCAACTGACTTAAATGCATCCCCCAGAACCTTACGTATTTCTGCTCTCAGCATCTCATCTTGTTGCGCTTGTTGCTTAGCCAGAGCTTGTTGCTCAGCTTCGTCAATCTGTTTCGCCTCGCGCTCACTAACAATCACACTTTCATCGTCCAAATCTCGAACTTTGACCCTTGCAGCCGCTAAGTTTCTGAACTTAACGTACTTTTTCTCCTCATCCGTGAGCGTTGTAGCGAAATTATCCAACTGCACTCCAAGTACTTCTTTGGCTATCAGACTAGTTGCACCTCTCGCTACAGGTCTGAAATCACCTCTTATACCCTCAATATGTTTATTAAACGCCTTATTGAAAGTTATCATGGCACCTAGCACAGACTCCGTAAACATGTCGAAATTGCGCACAACATCTTTGAAGGGTAGTGCAGCCATACCATGCAACATTGAAGCTCCTGCTGCAGTTCTGTACGGTTCTGATGGCCCTTTTTGAATATCTCCTCCCGTGGCAGCACTGACAAAAGTTTCTTCATCAGCCAAATCCTTAAAGACCCTCATGATATTCATCAATTCTGGCAGATTGGTAGGCAGCTCTACCACCCTAACCGCAGGGATATGCGCCGTTGCTGGCCCATCTTCCCTATACCAACACTTATCCGTAGAAATCGTAGAAATATCCTGCCCTGGGACTAGCAACTCCCTGTTAACCTCAAAATTGCGCATTACTGATGCATTATCCAATATCAGCCGTGCGGCTGCGCAGACCCCTAACTGACTGTCTCTTACAATCTCCGGCAGACCTTCGCCTAATACACTCGATTCACTTTCTTCAAAAACGAAATGGTGGAACATCTGCACCGTCTCACCATTCGTAACACTCGACCACGGATCTATCTGCAACATAATGACTATGTTATCTACAAACATCGCGTGGATCAGAACATCGTCAGTATCCCGACCTTCCGGTATTTCTATGCCTGCTTTCCTCATCGCCGTCGCGGACACATTGCCAACCCATCGCATAACCTCGTACTTACCTCGCGACTCTGTTCTTGACGCCGATTGACTGCCTTCCGATTTCAACTCTGTCTCAAATGTCTGCGGGGTATAGTTCCCATCCGGATATTTTCTAATAACGGCATCAATCTTATCGTCAAGCACGATAGACTTCATCTGCTCCTTCAGATCGTTCAGCGCACTCTTAGTCATGACGATCCTTCTGAACCGCCCTTCCATTTGATGCAAGTACTTGGCACTTAAATCAGGGTAATAGTCCCATAACGGTACGAAGTCAAACATCGGTCTAAACTTCTCCACCTTCGTCGCCACCAGCGCCCCATCCGAATCTCTCGTCCACGTCCTAGATATGTGCTGTGTCGCGAACGGCCCTTCCAACACCCCGATCCCATACCTAATGCCGCTCATTATCACCTTACGACACAACGCTACATACGAAAGACTCTTATCACCTCCAAGTTCTTGCAATTGGTCATCAATCTCCAACTCCAATCGCTTCGCCCTCGCCTTGGCAAAATTCTTTATCGCCTCCTCAACCTCCTCTCCCGATGCATTCACTGCAAGTGTTTTCAGTACATCGTCCAAGTCTGCTGTCTCTAAGTCTGGTACAGGCGATGCCGCAATCTCGTAGTTCTTCTCCCCTGCCGTGAAGAGCAAATTCATCAGCCGAGAAAGTGTAGATATGCATTTCACTCTCGTTAATTTCGGGTACGCCAACGACCTGTTGCCAATCGCCTTCTTAAGCTCAGGATCGTACTCACCAGATATCTGCCTATTGTTCTTCAGCCACTGCTGCTCATACAACCACCTGTCTTTCTTATACGCCTCGAACTTGGATCTCAACGCTATTCCAAGCGCTGCAACCCCTTCGTCGTTAAGCTTCGGAACAACAATCTCTTCACCACTTGCTTCCCCAACAGTGATATCCTCCACTTCCGCCCCACCTACCCTGCTGCCATCCTCTAACATAGTATCCCCTATCGACCGATATACGGATTATTAAACATCGGCGGAGTAAACGCATCTCGCCTACTCCTCCTCACATTACCTCTATCATATCTTACATGGTAACGACATAAGTATCCAAACCCATCGCCAGGATGTGAAAACTCATTCTTCTCCGGCATTGATTTCTCTATCCCGTTTCCCGTCTTTTCGTACCTCCACCCACCCGACAACGCTCGTATCAACACCTTACAATTAGGATCTACAAGCAACGCTGGCCCCATCTCCGTTATCCTTGTCGTGTAGTGCTCAATCGCCTCCAATCGAGGTGCAAGTAAATTCGTATCGTCCACCTTTACTCGCCAATGTTTCTGCCATCTATGGTCTTTAAGAATCTGCACGATCGATGTCTCGTTACTCATGCTCCTCGAATTTGCTGCAGGATCTGGAGCAATAACCACTTCAAACTGATCGTACTTGTGCTTCAGCAACGGTAGCAGCTTATCTCTAATCATGCGCTCCGTCCCGTAGTTCTGCAGTATGATCTCATCGAACACCAACAACCTTCCATGCAAATCCTGCTGTCCTATAATCAATGCACTCCCTGCTAATCCAGGGTCATACCCAATTACCAGCTCCAAATTCCTATTCGCAGTTAATGCATATCTACTTACATGTAACTCCCTTGAAAAGGTTGGAACCACTGGCTGGCCGCTTATGGTATAGCCCCACTCCGCTTCTACGAATTGCTTAATCCATGCATTCGATTTACCAGCCAACAGATTCTTGTAGTAATTATTTGGCAAATTTTCCAAATTCTCAGCACTCTTGGACAGCCCACTCGGCTGATGAAAATAGAATACATTGTCCGGCGGGTTCTCTACCAATAACTTGTACCACCAGGTACCTTCTTCTCCAGGATTACTTGCTCCCCACATGCCGAAATTCGTAGCCCCGCCATCTTTCTTCGGAGGATACCTGCCACATCGACCAGATAATGCCTCGATTATCTTTCCTGGAATCTGCACGAACTCGTCAAGTACTGCAAACGTTACCTCCAAGGAAAGCACCCTTGCAACGTCATCCTCTGTATCTAACGCACGAAACATCACCTCGCATTCCACATCCCCGAATTTGAGTATAAAAGTCATCTTCGTGGCTAACCACTTACCTGCCTGCCCGTCCTTAAACCAATAGTTCCAGCTAGATAGCGTCGTATCCCTTAACTGTGTGGCTGTATTCCTAACAACCACTACCCTAGTCCTGCGTATGCCATCACGAGGATCTTTCTCTTGCAAAGCAGCCATGTAGGCTATCTTAAACAACATTCCGGTCGTCTTGCCACTATTCCCTGTGACGAATATCCTATCCGCATGCCTTGCTAAAAAGAAACTCGATTTCGTAGAAAAGCAATACTGCTTACTCCCCACAGCAAGCATCCTCTCAATATCTACTACATCTTTTCTCAGCATTACGTTTGACTTCTGAGACGCAGGCTTCGCAATCCTCACGACATACACGGGAGACCATGCATCATTCCTTTTATCTACATTCTTCGATATAGACGCTCTCCCTCCTACAGCATGTGCAGCATACTGAATAAAATCAGCATCCGACTTGCTTGTAGAAAAGTACACTTGCTCATCGCTTTCATACGCACCATCCCAAAAGATAACCTCTGCAAGAATAATTTCTAGCTCTTTGGTAGATGCATTCCACCAAATTCCGTCGAAACGCTTGCCAACATATGGACTCTCGAATAGGAATCTCGTCTCTGTTGGTCTGTTAGACTCTGCAGTTCTTTCATCGTAGTTGACGGCTAGACTGTCAAGTAAGTAACGTATTCTCTGCTTCTTCCTCTCTTTCCTTACCGTAATAATGCATTTCTTGCTGCGTGGCGGAAAGTGTCCGTCCGCATTTATCGCTACCCCTAATCGCAGCAAGGCTTCTGACATTCCCGTTCCTGGACGATCTACTACAAAAGCCGTCGGCACTACACATTTTGAAGGCTTAGCGGCTGCTTCTGCTGCAGTCATCACTTTGAATTTGCCGTCCCATCCGTACAGCGGTACTCGATGATTCGGCGACAGCATCATAGATAAACTCTTCTTATTCTTGAAATGAATAAATTCCGTAGCTTCCGTAACTATATAATCATCAGGATCTACAAATTCTATCCTTCCATTCTTAGGGTCTCCCGATTCATCTGGAGTCCACTGTGCTATTTTTTCTCCAGGTACATACTTATTTATCGGCTTCCATCCAGAAGGTGTCAGATATTCAGTATCTCCTGAAACAGGCCCAAATGGGCCTACCACGAATGCATAAAATAATTCATTTGGCAAATACGCCCGAATGAAGTCCTCTATGGTAGCTGGTGGTGTGTAATCAACATCTGCGGAGATACCCGCGCTTTTCGCTGCGGTGTTACTGCTATTCATGGTCAATTAAAATTCCTCGCGTGTCGTGTCTGTCGCTGCGGTGGCTGCTCGTATTATCTTCCCTACTGAAGTTGATATTGATAGAAAAACCGGCCCCAACGCCCACTTGCGCATCGGGAGCCTCATATCCAGCCCATCTGATCGTTGATTTTATCAAGTCTGCTCTTACGTTGTGCGGTGTTCGAATATCATGGATTATGCCCCATGAGGTCGTTAGCAGACTTTCTGCCTGTAATTTTGCTTTTACTTTAAACGACATGCCTTCCTTGGATAACATACTCTTAGCAGATTCCAAGGCCGCTACGAATGCATCCGACTTACTTATCAAGGCATACTGTTCCATCGAAATGTTGTACGCACCACATATCTCACTAACAGGATACTCATTAAGAGCTACCTCGATAGGAAGGGTGAAAGGAAATGAAAGTTCTGCAGGGTTCTCTATTTTTGTACCTAAATAAGCCACATCGCCATAATCCCTGCATCCAAACGTACTTAATGACTTTCCACCCCCTTCAGAACCTCCCAAATCAGGATTGGTTAAATCCTCTATCAATTCATCTCTAGGATGCTTGCTACCAGGAGGAGCTATGCATTTACCTTGTTTGCGGGAATGCATCTTATCTTTTTTGGTTATGGTGGCTACTCCACCGCTATCCACGAAATCATCGCCGTCAAAATCATCTAGCAGATCCATCAGCTTCTCGCTCCTCTTTACGTTTTCTTCGTATCCAATTCTCTAACTTAGCAACGTATTGCTGCTTCTTCAATGCATTCTGTTTCTTCTTGTAAGCTTGACACGCTTTACAATACGCTTGCAACCCATCAGGCCTAGAACTATGACGTCCGAAATTTTCTTCTGTAGCCTCCAGGCCATGTTTCGTCTGTGTATCCGTACCAGGGCAATACTTAATTCTCATTTGCTACCTCCTTGAGCGTATCCTAAAGCACAATACACCCCATGTAAAGCTAGAAAAGCAGGTATAAATACAAGTCTTTTAATAACTTAGGTGGTCTCAGCAGACACTTAAGTTTCTTATTGGGCTGTCAGGTCTTATGATTGCTGCAGACACTTAATTTACTGCAGACACTTAAGTTTCTTATCGGGCTGTCAGGTCTTATGATTGCTGCATAAAATCTTAAGTTTACTGCAGACACTTGAGTTTCTTATGATTGCTGCAGACACTTGAGTTTCTTATTGGGCTGTCAGGTCTTATGATT